CGTGCCTATACCTCCCCAATTAAGCGTAGATTTTGACCTATTTGAAGAAAAAGGCGAAAAATGACAAGTATTTTGGTAGGCGAGGAAACCGCCACAAAGCCAAAACTTCTGGGGGCTACCGAACCTAGGCTTCATTCGCCGTATTTAGAAGGTAAATCTTTATCAAAAGAAGTAGAAGATTTAGCCAGGAAAGTAGGCACGCCTTTATTACCCTGGCAGTCATTTGTATTAAAGGACATGCTTACAATCGGCGAAGATTCCCTGCCTATCCGGCGCAATATTTTGCTACTGGTAGCCAGGCAACAGGGAAAAACTTTTTTAGCTTCGATGCTGATTATTTGGTATATGACAAAAGGCAAGTCATGTATCGGACTATCGTCTAATAGATCCATGGCTTTAGAAACTTTTCGCAACGTGGTTTATATAATCGAAAGTAACGATTTCCTTGCAAAAATGCTGAAAGGAAAACCTAGGCTGGCCAATGGACAGGAAAGCATAATTTTCAAGAACGGCGGTTCTTACAAAATTGTCGCCGCTACCCGTGATGGCGCTAGAGGCAGAAATTGCAGTGGAATTTTATTTATTGATGAATTACGCGAAATCGACGAGTCGGCTTTCGCCGCGGCTACTCCCCTAACGCGTGCCCATGCCGGGGCGCAGACTTTAATGGTCAGTAACGCTGGCGATGGATTTAGCCACACTTTAAATTCTATGCGTGCCCGATGTTTAGATTATCCACCGCCTTCCCTTGGGTTTTATGAATATTCAGCCGAACCCTTTGCAAAAATTGATGATCGTAAGCAATGGGCAAAAGCAAACCCGGCCCTTGGCTATACAGTCGAAGAAAGCACCCTTGCGGAAAGTGTTGCGAGTTCTAGCATCGAAACGACTAAAACCGAGATGCTTACAATGTGGCTAGACAGTTTAAGTAGCCCTTGGCCACACGGCATTTTAGAAACCACTGGCGATTCTTCTATAAAATTCGTGGCCGATGGGCGCCTAACTATTTTTGCGTTTGACGTAGGACTATCCAGACGCAGTGCCAGCCTAGTTTGCGGCCAATTATTAGAAGATGGTCGGGTTGCGGTAGGAATTCTCAAAACCTGGGAAAGCCAGGGCCAAGATGTGGATAACTTGAAGATAGCCGCCGATATAAAAGAAAAATGCGACGCCTATCGGCCGCAGATGCTTTGCTACGATAAATACGCCACTGCTTCTATTGCCGATCGTCTTAGTAACGCTGGTGTAGTTTGCCAAGATGTATCCGGGAACGCGTTTTATACCGCGTGCGGGGATTTGTTGGATGGCCTGGTCAATAATCGCGTCGTGCACGCAAACCAAGAATTATGGGTAAGCCATATGAATAATTGCGCCGCCAAACAAAGCGATTCAGCCTGGCGCATAATAAAAAGAAAATCGGCTGGCCCTATTGATGCCGCAATTGGAACGGCTATGGTCGTTCACCAACTTATCAAGCCACAAAGCACGCCAAGTATCATAAGCATCTAAACCGACACGCTAAGCGCGTAATACCACGGTTTTTTGACAAATATGCTTGACAGGTTGAAAAAATTCGTGCATGGCGATTCTGGACTTCTTTGGCGTGCGTTCCAAAGCTTCGCCAACCCGTAAAGCCGAAGTAAAAGCGCAATACGCGCCAGCCGTAATGGATTCACCATTTTCTACATTTTTCGGCGCAAATAATTATGGCGGTTATAACAATTACGCTAATGCTTTAGTTCGCCAAGATGCTATGGCCGTTCCAACAATAGCCAGATGCCGTTCGTTAATTTGCAATACAATCGCCGGAATTCCTATGCAAATGTATTCGGCCAAAACTGGCGAAGAATTACCCAACTTAGTTTGGGTAGATCAACCTGATATACGTCAACCACGAAGCGTTACAATTGCCTGGTTGGTTGATAGCCTTATGATGTATGGCACCGCTTACCTTCGTGTAACGGAAGTCTACCAAGACGATAATCGGCCAGCGCGGTTTGAGTGGATACAAAACGATCGCGTAACAGTTAAATATAATAGTTTAAATACCGAAGTCGATTACTACACTATCGATGGCGGTAATCGTTTGCCAATGTCTGGTGTTGGTTCTTTAGTTACATTTCAATCTTTAGATCAAGGTTTATTGATTAAATCTGCCAACACAATTAAAAGCGCGTTGGATGTCGAGAAAGCCGCGGCAGTTGCGGCGCAAACACCAATGGCTACTGGATATATTTCCAATTCAGGCGCTGACTTACCAGATGCGCAAGTGCAAGGCATTTTGGCAGCTTGGAAAACCGCACGTCAAAATCGCGCTACGGCTTATTTAACTTCTACGCTTTCTTATACCCCAGTTTCATTTTCGCCAAAAGAAATGCTTTACAACGAAGCAAAACAATATTTTAGTTTGGAATTGGCGCGTGCTTGTAACGTAAGTGCTGACATGGTCGATGCAGAAATGCAAAAAAGCATGACTTATCAAAACGTGTTAGAGCGCCGTAAAGAATTTATGATTTACACACTTGCCCCTTACATCGACGCCGTTCAAGACCGCCTAAGCATGGATGATTTGTGCGCACGCGGCACAAAAATTCGCTTCATGGTTGATGAAACTTATTTGCGTGCGGATGCGACTGCTCGCCTTGCAGTAATTGAAAAACTTTTAACACTTGGTTTAATCACCTTAGAACAGGCAATGGAAATGGAAGATCTAACACCAGAAGGAAGTGAGTCGGAAAATGCAACTGACCTTTAGTAGTCCAATAGAAGCGGCCGATGCTGGCCGTCGTATTATTTCTGGCGTAGTCGTGCCATTTGGAAAAGTCGGGAATACGTCAGTAGGGCCAGTTGTATTTGAGCGCGGTTCTATTGCGATTCATGATGGAACAAAAATAAAACTGCTAGCGCAACACGATCCAACCAATCCAATAGGTCGCGCTCAATCCTTCCAGACTACCGACGATGCAATTTATGGCCAGTTTAAAATTTCAGCATCGCAAAAGGGCACAGATTATTTAATAATGGCTAGCGAAGATTTGATAGGCGGCTTAAGCGTGGGCGTTGATGTAATTGCATCGAAGCCTGGTAAAGATGGAACTCTTTATGTGCAACAAGCCGTTTTAAAAGAGGTCAGCCTTGTTGAAAGTCCGGCTTTTTCCGACGCGAAAGTTACATCGGTCGCGGCGAGCGAAGGCGAAGAAATGGTAGATAGTAAAAAAGCCGAAGCAATAACAGAAATTTTTAACGCAGTCGAGAAACTTAAAGTAATTCAAGACATCGAAAAAGCGTTAGAAGATGAAACCCAAACCCAACCAGAAAATGAAAGCGAGGCCGCGATGACTGAAGAAACTCAAGTCCCCGATGCCGTATTACCAGAAGCCGCGGCCGCAGATGCGGTTGAAGCTTCACGCCCAACAGTTAAAGCATCTACACCTTACATGTCCCAAACAGTGCGCCATGGAATTACTTCTATGGGCCGTTACACAGAACACAAAATTAAAGCATCGCTTGGAAATGATGAGTCGCGCCTATGGGTATCTGCCGCCGATGATTCATTTACAACAAACCCTGCGTTTTCTCCTAACCAATACCTACGCGATGTAGTTTCTAATACAAACTTTGGCCGTAGCACTATTGATGCTTGCACAAAGGCAACCCTGCCCCGTGAAGGTATGAACGTGATAGTCCCTACGTTAGTTACCAGTGCGGGCGGCGGAAACGGCGTAGCACCAGTTGTAACAGTAGAAGCAGAAGCAGGTGCGGTTCAAAATACAGGCATGGTTACTGAATACATGACTGCAACAGTGGCCAAATATGCAGGTATGAACACAATGAGTATTGAGCTCATCGAGCGATCTGGGCCGGCCTTTTATGACCAGCTCACTTTGCAACTTCAGCGAGCATATTTAAGAGCGACTAACCAAGCCGCTATTACTTATTTAACTGCTAACTCAACAAACGCTGCAACAACTGCGGCTACTGCGGCAGGTTTGATTTCCTACGCAAGCACAGAACCAGTTGCGGCTTACACCGGAACTTCTTACTTCGCGCAAAACTACGTAGGCGGAACTTCACACTGGTCAACACTTCTTGGCGCAACCGATACAACTGGTCGCCCAATTTTTAATGCTAACTATCCAATGAACGCTGGCGGAGTTGCATCACCAACAGGAATTAAGGGCAACGTGCTTGGCCTTAACTTCTCAGTTGATGTTGATCTACCTTCAACAACTATTGATGGTTCTGCTTTCATTATTGCACCAGAAGCAGTAACAATTTTTGAAAGCCCAACTGCTTACATGTCCGTTAACGTCGTTTCTAACTTGCAGGTTCAAGTTGCCATTTATGGCTTCATGGCACCGCTTGTAACAATGACACGCGGAGTTAGAACTTTCAACCTAACCTGATAAATAGGGCAAACCAATAGATGCCGTTACTCCCCTAGTGCCCTTGGGGAGTAACGGTCTAACTACGAAAGGAATCGCGCATGGCTGCCACTTATGTAACTGCCGCAGAGTTAAAAACTAACTTAGGTATCGGCACCCTTTACGACGCGACCGATGCCGTAGAAACAGTTTGCCAAACCGCAGAAGATTTATTAAATGAATTTCTTTGGTTTGACTCCTATCCGGTGGTAGGCGCTGGCTTGCAAAACAACGTAGCCACTTTGGTTATAGCGGCGCCCCTATCATTCGTAACTGGTCAGACAATTACGATTAGTAACTGCGGCACCATTTATAATGGATCTAAAGTAATTACATCTACTTGGCCATTTACAAATGGTTCTACTACATTTCCTTCGCTTTTTAATTTTCCTTATACCCAGGGCATTTTTCCTTTGGGTTATTCAATTATTCAATTTGCAAAAACAAATGCAGACGACAATTACCACCAAATAGTTCCGTATGGCAAAGCTTTGGGAGTAGACACCAAAAGCACTGGATACGCCGCTACTGGTGCTATACGCCAAGCCGCGTTGATTCTGGCGTCTGAAATCTGGCAAGCCAGACAGTCCAGCCAAAATAATGGAATGGCCTTAGATGGCAGTATTTCGCCTTGGCGCATGTCGAATTCCTTAATGGCGAAGATCAGGGGCCTTATTGCGCCCTATACATCGCCCCGGTCAATGGTTGGTTAGAAATGGTTGCCGTTACAGCCCTTCGCGCCACCTTGGCCGCCGCTTTAACTAACGCGTCGGTTTGGTCAATTTTCTCATTTCCACCGACAAGCCCTATTGCCAACAGTGTTTATATTCAACCCGACGACGAATATTTAACTTTTTCAAATAATAAATACGACACAGTAGGGCCGACTGCAAACTTTAAAATTGTTATGGTCGTTCCGATGTTTGATAACCAGGGCAACTTGGCAGACATCGAAGAATTTATGGTGGCGGTAGTCAATAAATTAGCAGACTCAAATCTTAACTATCGGGTAAGCAATATGTCAGCGCCTATGGTGCTTGGACTAGAGCAGGGCCAGATGTTAAGCGCCGAATTATCCGTTTCAATCGTTACCGAATGGAGTTAAAAATGTCAGACACAGATGCAGAAAATTTGGCTTTCTTGAAGAAGATCGGCCAATTACCAGAAACCCAAAAATCCCAACCAGCACAGAAAGAAGAGGAAAACTAAATGGCCGTATTCCTAAACGCCGCATCCGTTAAAATCGGGGCAGTAGATATTACAGACCACGTTACAAGCGCAACTTTGACCCAATCCGCAGACGAATTGGAAATTACTGCACTTGGCGACTCATCCAGAAAATATGTAGCCGGGCTACAAACTGGCACCCTAGATTTAGAATTTCTAAACGACTTTGCCGCGGCTAACGTATGCGCAACACTGCAAACTGCAATTTATACAACAGTAACCGCAAAGCTTGTGCCAGGGCCAGGAACTACTATTAGCGCAACCAATCCGCTATATACAGTTTCAATCTTGATAAATAACTTAACACCTATCGCAGGTGCCGCAGGTGAAATGTCTAGTTCTAGCCTGTCCTTTACCTGCAATAGCACAATCGTTCAAACAACCACTGGAACTTGGTAAAAACTAACTAAAGAAAAGGGTGCAAAATGGCTAGGATAAAAATAACTAAAATCGATGGCAAGGTAATAGAACAAAAAATTACGCCGAGTATCGAATATGCATTTGAAATTTGGAAGGGCATGGGGTTCGCTAAAGCGTTCACCACAGAACAAAAGCAGACAGATGTTTTTTTTCTTGCCTGGGAGGCTTGCCGCCGAAATCCAGAGTGGGGCACCATTAAAACTTTCGGCGCCGAGTTTATTGATTCACTTGAAAAAGTAGAGATAGTAGACGACGAAGCCCCAAACGAATAGAGCGTAATTCCGTAACTTACCTAATTGCCGCACTGGCAGTAGAAACAGGAATTGCGCCAAATGACTTACTTGCATTAGATCGAAGAATGATAGATGCGATGCTTATGGTTTTAAGCGATAGAGCGAAGGCGGTGAAGCGTGCCAGTAAAGGTTAAAGGGCTGGTAGAAGTCCGCAAAGCCATGCGACAATTGGCACCAGATTTAGATAAAGAACTGACTAAAAACGTGCGTTCTATTTTAAAGCCAGTAGTCAAAACTGCCCGTTCTTACGCTACCCCTAGAATTCCTGGCCTATCTGGCTGGACTTTTAGCGGCCGCGGCAAAGCAATTAGCGCTGGCAATTCAGCATTTAGAATAGGCACATTTCCAAAATATAACGCTAGCGAAGTGCGTGCTGGTATTAAGTATTCAGTGCGTAAATCACGGCCAAACTTAAAAGGTTTCACGGCCCTTTACAGAATTGTGAACGAAAGCAGAGCAGGTAGCATTTACGAAACCGCCGGGCGCTTAAATTTTGGCGGCTCGGAACGATCTAAATCAAGTAACCCAAATGCTGGCTATCATTTTAACCTGGCCCTTAATACTAATTCGGCGCTCAAAGGCGATGGCAAACTGCGTGGTCGTTTGATTTACCGGGCTTGGTATGAAGATAACCAGAAGGCTACCAAAGCCGTTTTACAGGCCATAGATTCAACAACCGAAAAGTTTGCTAGATATGTAACCAATAGCAAATATCGTTCTTATTCTTCTAAGGCCGCATAATGGCAACTAATACATCTAAGGTTTTTATTGACATTATTACGCAGTTCACTGGAACTAAGAGCGTAAAACAAGCCGAAACGTCATTTAACAAATTAGCCAAAAGTATTGGCCGCGTTGTAAGCGTCGCGGCTATTGAAGAATTTAGCCGTAGATCCGTTAAGGCATTTTTAGCCGACGATGCGGCGGCCAAGCAATTAGAGAAAACCCTTACAAACCTTGGCATTTATTTCGATGCTGGCGTGCTATCAAAATACATTCAGGAATTGCAAGATACTACTGGCGTTTTAGATGACCAACTGCGCCCGGCATTTCAATCTTTGGCAGTGGCTACCGGGGACTATACAAAGGCACAAGACTTATTAAACACTGCGCTAGATGTCAGTCAGGCAACTGGAAAAAGTTTAAATGTAGTTTCAACCGCGCTAAGTCGCGCTTACCTTGGCAATTACACGGCCATATCAAGGCTAGGCGCTGGTATATCTAAAGCCGAGATAGCCGCCGCAGATTTTAATGCTATTCAAGATAAGTTAAATAAAAACTTTGGTGGTTCTGCCGCGGCGGCGGCTGATACCTATGCTGGACAATTACGGATACTTAAAGCCGCTTTTACAGATGTGCAGGAAACTATTGGTAAAGGTTTTGTAGATGCTTTCACTTCTTTAATTGGGCCAGATGGTTCGGCTACACAATTTGCGGATTCGTTGAAAGATGCGAGCCTTTATATTGCCGACATAATTCGGGGCCTTGGCATAGTAGCCGCCAAACTAAAACCTATTGAATCATTTTTCCAGAAATTTACAGGCGCAGGGACAGTTCAAAATATTCCAGTCCTTGGCTCATGGCTAACAATTCTTAATGACATAGGAAAAACACAACGCGAACTTTCTGCAAGCTTTATGGGTGCATCGCCAGAGCCAGCACAAATTGGTTATGCCAAATTAGCGCAAGATAAGAAAGCCTTGGAAATAGCCAAAAAGTTAGCCGCAGAAGAAAAGAAGAAGGCAGACGCGGCTAAGAAAGGCGCCAAAGCCGCCGCAGATAAACTTAAAACCGAAAAGGCTAATGCAGTATTAAATGCCGCAGGTAAGGTATTAGATATTGACCAGGCGCAAATTCTTGCGGCTTTAACCAGGGATATAACTAGCGCTGATAGAGATCGTTTGCTTTTGCAACAGGCGCTTTTAAATGAAAATTCTGACGCCGCTTTAAAGTTATCTCAAAAGATTATTAAGACCCAATTGGATGCAATAGCCCTTGGCGCCCTAGATCCCCTATCTGGCTGGAACTCATCTATTGCCGATGTCATAAATAGCCTA